AATACAATAATGGATTTATTTTTAGGTTCAGGCTCAACAATGGTAGCATCTCACCAACTTAAAAGAAAATGCTACGGTATGGAGCTGGATCCTAAATATTGCGATGTGATTATAAGACGAATGATTAAGCTAGACCCTAGCCTGAAAATCACTAGAAATGGTGAAGATTGCAAAAACGAATTTACTGAAAACAATGGCTAACATGAAAGAAGCTACTAAACACTTAATAGCTTTAACACAAGAAAAAGAAGAACTATTCTATAAAATACTGGAAGAGAACGGCGGACACATAGCTAATGCCTGTAAAGAAATAGGAATATCAAGAAATACTTATAACAATCAATTTAAGAGAAATCCTTCCTTTGGCAACAAATGTGGTAAAATAATTACAAGAATAAAACTAGCGGGAGTAAAGAAAAAACCACGAAAAGTTGTAGTTTTAAAAGAAAAAAAGAAAAATGGTAGACCGACAATAATGACACCAGAAGCCATAAAAAAGATGGAAGATAGTTTCTCGCAAGGCTTTAGCATAAGTGATGCTTGCATATTTGCAGATATATCACGAGAAACTTTTTATAACTATTGCCAAGCAACAGAAGGATTCCTTGACAAATGCAAGGCTTTACAGCAGAGACCCCTACTGAAATCAATACTTGTCATCAATAAAGCCTTGAATGAAGGCGATGTAAATACTGCGAAATGGTATGCAGAAAGAAAAAGAAAAGAAGAATTTAGCTTGAGAAGTGAAATTACAGGAGAAGATGGAGAAGCAATAAAAATAAAAATACCTGAAATCACTGTTATTTTTACCGACGAAAAAGACTAATATTTATTTTATTAATGTTATATAGCCATTTTTCCGATAAAACACTTACAATCGCAAAAAGATTATTTATTTTCTTAATATTATGCAATTAAGAATCCCCAAGAAATTTAGCTTTCTTTTAGAGCAAAAAGCAAGATATAAAGCTGTTTATGGTGGCAGGGGCGGAGGTAAAAGTGAGAGTATTGCAAGAGCTATTTTAACATTAGCACTAAAACCTAGAATTTTATTTGATAAAGATAGCATAAGAATATTATGTTGCAGAGAATATCAATCTAGTATTGCTGATTCGGTGCATCGTTTATTTGTTGATATCATTAAGAAATATGAACTATTTGATTATTTCACAATTACTAAGACTAATATTGTAAGCTCCAACGGTAGTCTATTTATTTTCAAAGGGATTAGCAACGATCCTCAGCAACTAAAATCAACAGTAGGGATAGATTTATGTTGGTGCGAAGAATCCGAAAAAGTAAGTAGTGTAAGCTGGGATTATTTAACTCCTACAATTAGGAATCCTAATAGCGAGATATGGGCTAGTTTTAATCCTAATGATAAAAAAGATCCAACTTATAAGATGTTTGTTGAGAACCCCTTACCTGATTCAATATGTGTTAAAGTTAATTATTATGATAACCCTTATTTTCAAAATACTCCGCTGTTAAAAGAAATGCTCTATGATAAAGAGAATAATCCTGAGTTATATCAAAATAAATGGGAAGGCAATATTAAGCAAATTAGCGATGCTCTTATTTTCAAAGATAAATTTGTTTATAGAGATTTTGAGACTCCTAAAAGCATTTTTCAAAATAGATTTTTTTATGGTGTTGACTGGGGCTTTAGCAATGATCCGCTTGCTATGGTTAGATGTTTTATTTCTGATAATGAATTATATGTTGACTATGAAGCTGGAGGAATTAAAATTGAAATGGAAGATTATACTAGCTTCCTTGACAAGTTGCCTGATAGTAAAAAAGCAATTATATATGCAGATAATGCGAGACCTGAGAGTATATCTTATGTTAGAAGGCAGGGATATAATATTTTGGCTTGCAAAAAACCTAAAGGAAGTATTGAGGGCGGTATAGCTTATATGCGAAATTTTAAAATTATAAATATTCACACTAGATGTAAGCAATTATATAACGAAATGTGTTCGTATTCTTATGAAGTAGATAGAATAACTAACGAACCACTAATAAAACCTGTTGACAAAGATAATCATTATATTGATGCTTTAAGATATGCACTATCTACTTATATCAATAAAGAGCCAACCTTTACAATGTTAGAATACTAAAATGTTTAAAAATCTTTTTAAAAAAAATGTTAATGTTAATTATCACACTACTCAAGAATTAGAAGCCTCATATCAATTTAAAACCTATTTTAATGAAGCTAATAAATTCTTTGTTCAATCTTATTATGAATGTTCTCCAGTTGCCATTGCCACTAATTTAGTTGCTGATGCTATTGCTAATTTACAGCTAACAGCAATCGATAGAAAAAAAGAATATAACAGTGAAGCGAAAATAATTACAAAACTTCAAACTGTTAATCTAAACCAAACTTTTTATGAGTTTATTTTTGAATTAGTTGTATATAATATCATTACTGGCAATGCTTTTATCGATGTTAACAAGATTGGTGATGAATTCCAATTAATCTTGCGAAAGCCTCAAAATATCTCAATTGGCAATGCTCTTGAATCTGGGAAAGCTAGAACAATTCTCTATACTACAGACGATACAGTTGAATATAATTATGTAGGTGATGATTATCAGTCAAAAGATGGCAAAATATTACTACACTTTAAAAACTCTAATATCTCAACTATTGACGAACAGTTTGGGGTTTCTTGTTTAGCTCCAGCTCAGCTAGAAATAAGCCAATACCTAAATGCTTCAATTCATAATAATTCTATTATTATAAATCAATGCAAGCCATCACTAGGTTTTTTTGTTGAAAATGATATGCCTAGCGATGACCTGATAGCATCAGTGACAGATACAATGAAAAAAATAAGCGGCAATAGAAACTCAGGCAAGCCTTTCGTATTCTTTGGTAAGGCTAGAGTTGAAAAATTTAGCGAATCAATTAAAGATATGGACTTTGGCTCTCTTAAGAAAGCAACAGCTAATAAGATTTTCCAATGCTTGAAAATACCGTTGCCTTTATTAAACGAAGATACAATGACATTTTCTAATTTCTCAAGTGCTCAGATTGCTTTCTATGATAATTGTGTATTGCCACAAGCTAAAAAGATTCTTGATTTTTTAAATCATAAATTATTACCTATTCTTGGCGAAGAAGAATATAAACTTGCAATAGACCCAGCTTCAATCAATGCCTTAGAGCAAAGGAAAATTGAATTATCTACTGCATATTCTCAAACAGGATCATTAACGATAAATGAAATTAGAAGAATGCTAGGCTATGAAGCTATTGAAAATGGCGACACAATATATCAACCGCAAAATCTAATACCAGTCGGTAGAGATAGATATACAGAAGATAATAGAGACAAGCCTAGCGATAAAGCTTTTTTTATTAATTTGATGCTGTCTCAAAAAGAATACAGCGAAGAACAAATACAAAAATTAGCAAAAAAGTATTTTGGATGAAAGCAAAACAAATAAACGAACTTAAATTACCACTTGAGGCTAAGCTAACTAATAAGATTTATAGGGTATTGAAAAACCAAGCTGAAGATGTTGAGAAGTTTTATCTAACTGTTAATGATATTGCAATAAATTATAAGCCTGAGATAATAAAAGAAATTAGAGATGGGATGAGGATGGCAATAGCAATCTTTGGCTATGCAATGCGATCAGAAATAGAGAGAGACCTAGATATTAAATTTAAGTCTATTGATGACCTAGAGGAGGCCAATAAACAACTAGAATTAGATTTTGCTTTATTCATTGCTAATGAAGGCGAGAATCAAGCTAATTTAATTACTGCCAGCTCCAATAATGAAATAAAAGAAGTTATTGCAAGACAAACTCAAATAAAAGCAGAAGAAATATCGGTATTGATAAGAGAGCAAAATGAGTTATTAGCAAGCGGAGGCGATAAAAAAAGAATTGCAACTATTGAAAAAATTATTAGAAATGCTAAAAATGATATTGCAAAAAATATTAAAATAAATTTACTTGATAATGCGGTGTCAAGATCAAGATTAATTGGAGAGCAAGTTATAGGAATTACAGAGGGTTTTGCAAGAAATCAAGAGAGTGTTAAGCTTAATAACATTGACACTATAAAGGGCAAAATAGGAATTAATAAAACTTGGGTTTCAATATTAGACCTCAAGACGAGACCTAGCCATGTTGTTGCCGACGGTCAGAAAATAAGTGTTGATGATAAATTTTCGGTAGGTGGTGATTCTCTTGAATATCCACGAGATCCAAACGGTAGCATCGCAAATACTATTAGATGTAGATGTGTTGCTATTTACAATAAAAAATACTATTGACAAACTTAAAAATAAAAATATTATGCCAATTGCACCTATTACAGCACAGAATAATGCAAAAAGAGGACTTGAACTTAGAGAAAAATGGGGGAGAGGTGGCACAATGGTTGGGGTAGCGAGAGCAAGAGACCTATCCAATGGAGCCGACTTAAGTATTAGAACTGTTAAAAGAATGGCAAGCTTTAATAGGCATCGGCAGAATTATCAACCTGATAAAAAAGAAAGCGATGGTGGAGCGACAGCTGGAACTATTGCTTGGTTATTATGGGGCGGAACTGCTGGTATTGATTGGGCCTTATCAATTAGTAATGACGAAAAAATGAAACAATTTAAAACTTTTGAATGCAAATTTGAATTTAAAGAGAGCGAAGAAGATGATCTTTATTTCAATGTTAAAGCCTATGGCTCAACTTTTAGCAATGTTGACTTAGTTAATGATGCGGTTGATAAAGGGGCTTTTAAAAAAAGTTTAAAAAAAAGAATGCCTAAATTATTATGGGGACACAATATGAAAGATGTTCCTATTGGAATTATTGATAGCATAAAAGAAGATGATGACGGCTTATTATTTGAAGCTAGACTACCTAAAGATGATGCTTTTGTTAGAGATAGATTGATCCCACAAATTAAAATTGGCTCTCTTAATAGCTTCTCAATTGGTTATTCAACTGAAGTTTCTGAGGTTGACAAAAAAACAGGAGTTAGAAAATTAAAAGAAGTTAATTTATATGAAATATCTTTGGTCACTTTTCCTGCTAATGAAAAAGCAACTTTACAAAGTTATAAAAATGCAGAGTTAAACTTGCCAATAGCTGATAGAGATAGAGACTGGGATATGGAAAAAGCTATTCAAAACATTAAAGAATTTACTGAATCTATTGATGAGCCTAGCGACGATTATTCGCAATACTTTTTACACTGCGACAGCGAAAAAGATAATGAATTTACTTCCTATAAAATGCCGTTTGTTGATATAATAGATAATCAACCTACAATCATTGCCAAGGCAGTTTTTGCTATTGCTGAAGCCTTAAGCATTAAAAATGATTTACCTAATAGGCAAGAAATAGTTAATAAAATTAATGGGCTTTATATTAAAATGGCAAAACAATTCAATGACGATAACTTAATATCGCCGTTAAAAAAAGATTTGATTGACAGTATAGACAGTATAAGAACCTTAGAAAAAGCAATCGCGACACAATTTAGCAATCAAGATGCGAAAATGCTAGTTGCCAAAGCTAAAGAGATTATGCAACGGGATGTTGCAACACCAACCCAGCGGGATGCTGAAAATATGTTAGAGTTGTCTATGAAGATAGCTCTGTTAAAAATTAAAACAATTAAATAAAATGTCCGAAATACTTATTAAAGGTGTTCAAGATTTAAACGAAGCAATAACTGCACTTCGCTTAAATAATGAAAAAAAAGATGGCGAAAGCCAAGCTGTTGTAGAAAAAATACAATTAGCTCTTGATAACCAAGAAATAAAAAACCAAGAATTGCTTAAAAAACTTAAAGAAAAAGAAAATGCAATAAGTGAAATCGAAAAAAAACTTATTTCATTAACTAGTTCTGAAAGCTATAAATCAAACAATTCTGAAGCTAACTTAGAAATTAAAGCTTATGAGAACTTTCTAGTTAAAGGCTTTAATGAAACCGAAAGAAAATATCTAAGAACTGATAGTTTTATCAGTGGTGGTGTTTTTGTTCCTGAGGTTCAAATTGCAGGAATCATCAAAAATATTACTGAAATTAGTAATCTTCGTCCATTTTGTAAAGTAAGAACTATGGGTGCTAAAACAGAATCAATGGCTGTTAGGACTGGTAGTGTTGTTGTTTCTATGACTGGCGAGGGCGTGCTTTTTAACGATACCCAACCTTCTTATGGAGATATCAAACTTGAAGCAAAAAAAATGACTGCTAGAGGAGAAATTTCTTATGAAGCTTTGCAGGATTCTTCTGTAGATCTTGTAGGTGAAATGACCAAAGACGTTGCAGAGCAATTCGCTGTTTTTGAAGGCGAGCAATTTGTTGCTGGCTCTGGTGCTGGCCCTAATATGCTTGGCTTCATGCAACATCCTGATATTGGTTTCAATAATTCTGGCAGTGCAGATTCAATTACTTTTGATTCATTAATTAGAATAACTGGAGATGTAAAAACTGGCTATAACCCAATTTATGCTTTCAACAGAAAAACTCTTGCAGCTCTAAGATTATTAAAAGATGCTAGCAATCGTTATATCTGGGAATCTGGCAACTTAGGTGTTGATGTTCCTTCAAATATTAACGGAGTTCCTTATGCTCTTTTACCTAATATGCCTGACATTGGAGCTGGAACTTTCCCTGTAATTTATGGAGACTTTCAAAACTTTATGATTGGCGAAAGAAAATCTCTAACTGTTGTAAGAGATGAGTTTAGCCAATCCACTCTAGGGCTTGTTAGAT